GTGTGGATGCTCACCGGCACGCCGATGCCGAACTACGTGCGGGACCTGTGGGCGCAGCTGGACGTGCTGACGAAGGGGCTCGCCGGCAAGTACTGGTCGTTCGCGCAGAAGTACTGCGATGCCAAGCAGGCCGCGTACGGCTGGGTCGACAAAGGCTCCAGCAACACCGAGGAGCTGGGGCGGCGCCTGTCGTTCTTCGCGCTCGGCCGCTCCAAGGCCTCGGTCCAGCTAGAGCTCCCCGAGAAGCGGCGTGAGATCATGCGCGTCGACGTGGCGCTGGTCGCCGCGACGAAGGCGGACGCCAAGGACGCGCTGGCGAAGGCCAAAGTCGTCTCGGGGGCGCTGCGCGCGACGGCGAAGGCCAAGCGGCCGGCAGTGGTGGCGCAGGCCGTCGAGGCGATGCAGGCGGGCCAGAAGGTGATCGTGTTCACGTACCACCGCGAGCAGGCCGCCGCGGTCGCGCAGGCGGTGAAGGACAACGTCGACCGCGGCACCATCCTGTGCGTGCACGGCGATCTCAGTCCGGAGGGGCGCGACAAGCAGGCCGAGGTGTTCCGCGACTGCTCGGCGCCCGCCTGCTTCGTGGCCACCATCGACTCGGTGGGCGTGGCGATCTCGCTGGTCGGCGCCGACCTCATGATCTTCGGCGACCTGCTCTACGAACCCTGGAAGCTGCTGCAGGCCGAGGGCCGCGGTCACCGCCACGGCAGCACGTGCCGCCTCCTCGTCCGCTACGTCGTCGCCACCGGCACCATCGACGAGGCGCTGGCTGAGAGCGTGCTGGCCAAGCTCGCTGTCCTGGAGCAGGCGCTGGGCGCCGAGCCGGACGCGCAGGGCCTGAGCACGATGCTCGGCGGCAACCAGAAGAGCACCGAGGAGATCGTGGGCTCGCTGTTCGAGAAGCTGAAGGCGTGGGGGGCCGAGCAATGAGAGTGAAGTGCAAGATCGTCGAAGTCGAGCGCGATGGCGACTTCGGGACCACCGTTCCGGCAGTGGTGGCTACTTGTGATCGATGCAGTCACGAGACCGAGAGCTTCGGCAGAAGCGAGGCGAGCCGCAGACGATGTCTTGTGCTCATGCGTGAAGAGTGCCCAGAAGACGAGTCGAACTACTACGTGGACAGCGATGCCTGACGCGCCCTCGGCGCCGCGCGCGAATGAGAACGGTCTGGTGTGGCCGGGCGGCAGCTCGCTGCAGGGCCCGCACCGCGTGGAGGCGTTCGCGCTGTGCCCCCAGCTCGAGGGCTTCGGCTACGACGTGCACCTGCGCCGCCTCATCGAGCACGACGCCACGCTCATCGGCACGCTCGTGCACGCCGGGCTCGCCTACCGCTACGGCGCGCTGCTGCCCCAGCGGCCGGACTGGTTCGTCTACCCGGACGGCCGCCACGCGATCTGGACGCTCGGCGTGGGCAGCGGCCGGCAGGACGCCGCGGAAGAGGCGCTGCGCGTGTTCGACGCCTACGAGGCCTACCGCACGGTGAACACGTGGCACCCGCTGCTGGTCGAGCACCAGTTCGTCGTGCAGATGGAGGGCGAGCCGTACAGCTGCCGGATCGACCTGCTGGCCATCGAGAACGGCGAGGTCGTGCTCATTGACCACAAGACGCAGAACAAGCTCAACCGGCAGACGGCGAAGTACTACAAGGCCGACCGGCAGATGATGACCGGCCTCGCGCTCGCCCGCGCGCACGGCTGGGACGTCCGCCGGGTGGTGATCAATGCACTGTCGAAGGAGTACCCGACGCCGCGCTTCGAGCGGTTCGACGTCGGCATCTCCGAGCTGGCCTACAACCGCCTGGGCGAGGACACCCGCTACTTCCTGAAGCAGATGAAGGCCGTCCGCATTGAATACCCGGACCCGATGCTGCGTCCGAGGAACACCGGCAGCTGCCTGCGCAAGTACGGCCCCTGCGACTTCATCCCGCTGTGCACCGACGGAATACACCGACTCGACGAGTTCAAAAGGACGTGACCTAGTGGCTGAACAACGACACCCGATCGAGATCGCTACCGGCGACGCAGCGGCCGCCAACATCGCCAGCTGGCCGGCGAACGTGATGCTGTACGGACCGCCGGGCAGCGAGAAGACCACCGACGTGGCCAAGGCCTTCACCAAGGACGGCCGGTGCGGCTGCTTCTTCATCCCGTGCGAGGACGGCGCGCTCAAGCCCATCCTGGCGCGCGGCATGCCGGTGCCCGATCACGTGAAGAACCCCGTGAAGACGTGGCAGGACATGCAGGACGCCGTCGCCTGGGTCATGCAGCACCGGGACCGGTACTCGGCGATCTGCATCGACACCATCAGCACGTTCTCCATGTACCTGTACCGGGAGGCCGAGGAACAGTTCAAGGGCAACAAGAACAAGTTCCTGATCCCGATGCTGATGCGCAACTGCCTCTTCCTGCTGCGCGAGTGGATCCGCAGCGTCGGCCTGCACTCGGTGTTCATCGCGCATGGCATGGCGCCCGAGGTGAAGGAGGGCGTGTTCTACCGGGGCGGCCCGCTGCTCGCGCCCAAGTCGATGATCGAGCAGTACGCCGGCCTGCTCGACTCGCTCATCCGCGTCGACTACCTGGACGTGCCGGGCGCCGGCCGCACGCGCGTGTACTGGACCGGCGGCGAGGAGTGGCCGCAACAGCTCGGCCTGCTCGGCCGCCCGCAGGACGCGGCGCACTGGCGCACCAAGAACCGCGAGGGCTGCGCGGCGGCGGTGGTGCCGGCGGACCTGGGCGCGTTCCTGCGCGCGCGGAGGCCGGCGTACTCGGGCTTGTAGAGGACAACGCGGCGCGGGCAGCGCGGAATCTGCTCGTTCCCAACAACGACCAATCGGAGGTAGACGAACATGAGTGCAGCAGGAAACGGTTTCGGTGGTGGTGGTGGATTCCCGGCGATGAGTGTCGGCATGCCCGGCGCGCCCCAGCAGCAGGCGGCGGCGCCGAGCGGACCGCCCACGGCGTTCGTGCTGGTCATCCCGCCCGACCCCACGTGGGAGCCCTTCGAGACGACCGACGTGCTGGAGCAGGACGGCATCTACGCGTGCCGCGTCACGAAGGAGTCGGGCCGCACCGACAGCAGCAAGAAGGCAGGCGTGTTCCTCTCGCTGCAAGTGCTCGACGAGGCCGCGAAGGGGAAGAACCTGTCCAAGTTCATGAGCGACCCCCGCGGCGCCAAGAACGACATCTGGTGGACCTGGCGCGCGCTCATCCGCTCGATTACCGGGACGCTCGACCACGCGCGCGGGGGCCTGAGCTACCAGACCGGCATGTTCACCGGCCAGCTCGTCTACGTGAAGACGAACGCCTACCTCGACGAGCGCGACGTGCGCACGGGCGTGGACGGCTTCGTCACCAAGGACGAGTACGAGGCGGCCGTCAAGGCCGGGGCGCACCGGTGGAAGCAGAAGGTGTCGCCGGGCGGCACCGGGCTGCCGACGGGCCTGCCGGGCGGCGGGTTCCCCGCCGGCTCCGGCGCGGCGTTCCCGGGGATGGGCCTGCCGGGAGCTCCGGTCGGCGCCATGGGTGGTGTCGGCGCTCCGCCGCCGGCCGCCGCCTCGCCGATGGTGCCGCCGCCGGCGCCGTCCGGTTTCGCCCCGCCGGTCGTCACGCAGCAGGTCGCGCCGCCTCCGGCGCCCGCCATCACCGCCGGGTTCCCCGGCTTCCCGACGCCCAAGGCGTAGCCAGATAACAGACCGGGGGGCAGGCAGGCGGTGGGAAGAAATCGCCGAGCGTTACACCACGTCGATCCACCGTCCCTGCCCCCCGGCGCTTGACCTTCGATTGGAGATCCCATGCACCTCGTTTTCGACATCGAAACCCTCCCCGACTACGACATCTGGAGCCCGCCGAAGGACGAGCCGGCGCCGGATGCGAGCGCACCGCCGAGTGATGGCACCACGGCACCGAGCGCCGAGCCGGCCCCGAGGGCGCGCAAGCGCAAGTCGACGGCGAAGCCGAAGACGCCCAAGGGCGTGTTCCCGCCGCTCTACGCCCATCGTCCAGTGGTGATCGGGTACATGCTGCTCGACGACGCGATGAACGTCGCCGGCATGGGCGTGGCGAGCGCGCAACAGATTCCGACCGAGGCCGTGCTGCTGCAGAGCTGGGCCGACTTCGCGAACGGGAACGGCATGCGGTTCGTGTCTTACGGCGGGCGCGGCTTCGACGCCCCCGTGCTGGCACTGCGTTCGTTCCGCCACGGGATCAGCCAGCACTGGTACGACAAGGAGACGCGCCACCGCTACAACGAGGACCGCCACCTGGACCTGTGCGAGGCGCTCACGGAGTACGGCACCGTGCAGAAGACCGGCTTCAAGCTCGACGTGGTGGCGAAGCTGCTGGGGCTCCCGGGCAAGCCCGGCATCAGCGGCGCCGACGTCGAGCGCGTGTGGGGCGAGGCGGGCGGCCCCGAGCGCGTGACGTTCTACTGCATGACCGACGTCATCGGCACGGCCTGCGCGTTCGCGCGGTACCGGCTCATGCGCGGCCGCAGCACCCTGGAGCAGTACCGCC